AGATGCCGGAGCGGTCGGACAGGCAGCCAAGGCAGCATGTGATAATCATTCCCACGAATATGGGCCAGGCATGAGGTGTTAGAAACAACACTGTTCAGGAAGTCCCCTGCAAAGAAAACGATTAACCAACCAATTAAAAACAAGCGATATGACAGAAACAGTTGAGATGACCGCCGAAGAGCGTCAGGAATTCGAGGCCTTCAGAGCCGAAAAAGAGAAAGAGCGCCGCGAGCAGAAACGCAGGCAGATGCGCCGGGACTATGCAGAGATGGTCGACGACGAAGTCGCCACCACTATCCCGATGCTCCTTGAGCTGAGCAATCAGATGAAGCTTGTCAAGGAAACCATCTTCAGCAACTTCGAGGCAATCCTCAATATGAAGTACGAGGTTACCGGCGTCAAGCCTGACGGCCAGAGCAGCCATACCTTCACGACCTCCGACAGCCGGCACCGTCTGATTCTGGGAGTGAACACCATCGACGGTTACCGCGACACCGTGGAGGACGGCATCGCCATGGTGAAGGGCTATATCGAAAGCCTGGCCAAGGACGATGCCACCAAGGCCCTCGTCAACGCCGTGCTCCGCCTGCTGAGCCGTGACGGGCAGGGCAACATCAAGGCCAGCCGCGTGCTCCAGCTACGCAAGATGGCCGAGGACAGCGGCGACGAACAATTCCTCGAGGGAGTGAGAATCATCGAGGAGTCTTACCAGCCCACCATCTCCAAAAAGTTCATACGCGCCCAGTATAAGAACGACAAGGGCGCGTGGTGTTACATTCCCCTCGGCATGACCGATGTCGACTAAAACAAAGCATAAATGGAAAAAGAAATCAAAAGACCGCCCCGGATTGCAGTGTGCCGGGAATGCGGCGGCACCGGGACATTGAAAACCGAATCGCCGCAAAGATCTCCGGCTCCGTGTCCCTGGTGCGGGGGCAGCGGCAGGGTCATAGTGAGCAGCGTGACGATGCTCGATATCAGGCCATACAGACAGCAACCGATTAAAATAATGTGACAGACGATGACAGACAAGCGCGGTATGTCTTACAGAAAGCGCGTTGAGGATATACACCGGATATATGACCGCCACGCCAGACGCGGTCTGAGCAACAGGGATATTTGGCGGTGGTACATATATCCGGTCTATTGTATCAGCGAACGCACCTTTTACAACATAATGAACGCCGCGGCAGGACTTGAAAACCCTGTCGTGGCGTCCGACTTGCCAAGCCTGTTTGATTATCTGGATGCCGAGCCGGAAAACCAGCCCGAGGATGAGTGCTCTTGACAAACAGGTTAAAACGATATTCCGCAGCATACTGCGGGACATACAGGTGGAGCTCGGAGACGAGTTCGACCGGAATTTCGAGCGTCAGGCATTCTTCTCCCGGGCATGGCAGCGGCGCAAAAGCCCCATGCGTCCGGGAGGCCTTGTCCTTGTCGCCTCCGGCGACCTCCGGCGGAGCGTGCGCAGCGAGATAAGGGAGAGCAGCATCGTGTTCTTCAGCGACCTTCCCTACGCCGCCATCCACAACGAGGGAGGCGAAATCAGGGTGACGGCCAGAATGAAGCGTTATTTTTGGTACAGACACTATTCGGCCACCGGCTCCTTCGGCCGCAGGAAGGACGGCTCGCTCCGAAAGGACAAAAAGAACCGCCAGCTCTCTTCCGAGGCCGACTTCTGGAAAGCGATGGCGCTCATGAAGGTCGGCGCGACAATCAGGATACCGCAGCGCAAGTTCCTCGGCACGTCGCCGGAGGTGGAGGCCGCAGTACGGCAGATCATCGAGGAGAACCTTACCGATTACATCAACAACATAGACTTCAATATCCAATGAGAGAGGAATTATACCGCAAACTCAAAGCCCGGCTCGAGGCGTTGTGCGTCAATGCCGCCGGGGAGTATTATGAATGCCCGGACGAGGCAGACGCGGATGACGAACTGTATCCCCGCGCCATAAGACATGTCGACCTCTGGAACCACAACGTCGAATTCCTCGAGCAGGAGGCGCCGTGGCCGAGGCCGGCGGTGTTCGTCGAATTCGTGCCCTTCAAGTGGCGCACCGTCGTGCCGGGTGTCGAGTACCGGGCGCAGCCCATGGTCAACCTCCATGTGGTGACCGACTGGGCGGAGCAGAAAAACATCGGCGAGTTCCGGCTGCTCGACAGAATCCACGAGCTGCTTGCCGGACTGGAGGGGGAGACCTTTGTGGAGTTTGACATCGACAGCTCCGCGACCAACCACAACCACGAGGACATTGTCGAGAACATCGAAACCTACACGTGCACGGCCGTCCGCCACCTCAAATAACGCCATAAACGCGCCGTGTCGCAAAGAAAAGAGAGAGCCGCATCCTTTACCGGGTAGCGGCTCTCTCGGCGATATATGGGCGAGCAAACGGCCTCATACGGCCTCTGTGACAGGAGCGTCGGGTGAGGTGAACAGCATGATGTCCGTGTACCGGGCACTGTAGTTCATGGTCGCGTTAAACTCCCTGCGGCTGCAACGCCCGAAAGGATTGCCGAGCGACGGGTTGCGGCCCATCCACTCGCACAGCTCCACAATGCACGATTTGTCGGAGGTGAAATAAACGAAGTCGTGGCCGGACAGCACCGAGAGCACGTCGAGATAATCAGCGAGCCGCCAGCACATGCGGTACGTGCCCACTTCGGTAGCCAGATATGGCGGATCCACGAGGAACACCACGCCCGGCGTGTCCTTGAACCGCTCGAACAGTTCGCGGTAGTCGCATGACTCAATCTCCAGTCCGGCGAGATAGTCCGGGCAGGGCGCGTAACCTTCCTTTCGCACGTTGTTGTAGAGAACCTCCCTGCGCATCTCGGCGATGCTCATCTTGTACTTCATCGAGAACATCAGCGAAGATGACAGTGTGATGAAGTCGATATAACCGGCCTCGCGCTCTTCCTGCTCGAGCAGGGCGAATATGCGCTCCCTTGCTTCCCCGGTTATGGGTTTGTGACGCGCGAAGCCATCAGATACCGGCCTTATGCGGTCAAGCAGGGCGTTTGTGCGCTCGATATTGTTGATGCGGTGCCTGTAGTTGTCGAAGTCATTGTATATCACTCTTGACTCCGGGTGGAAATGCTTGGTGATGTGTGACAACAGGCCGGAACCGCCGAAAAGGTCGACGAACACCGTCCCGGACGGATACTGCCTTATGACCTCGATGAAGTTTTTGGCGAACCTGCGCTTCTGTCCCACGAAGGGTAGCGGCGCGGATAAATACAGGCGGCTCATACGTTCAGCTCGAATTTCACGCCGTCCTCCCCGGCAAGGAGGCGGCGGGTGTTGTCGATATTGTTGTCGTACACATGCACGTTGCCCAGAAACAGCGTGATCGACTTGAGGGGAAAGTCTATGTGCCGTGCCATAAGGTAGAGGTGGTATATGTCGGCCGGCAGCCCGAGGTTCGCGTCGGAGCTGCGCTGGTAGGCGGACACCACCAGTTCGCCGTCCTCGATCTGGAACTGCACGAGCGACAGGCACGGCGCCTGGTTGCTCTCGGCCTCGGTGGCGCCGAGGAACAGCACGTAGTTCTTTGACGGTCGTCGCTCCGTGTTGATCCGGGCGAGCAGCGGCGGCAGTTTCTCGAAATAGGTGGGATAGGAGTTGACCAGGATCGAGCCGCAGTAGTCCCACCAGTTTATGCCGGCCTCGCGGTACTTCTCCACCGAGCGCTCGCCGCTCATGAAGAGGCGCAGCTCCGAGCGGAGCTTCTTTCGGGCCAGCCCGTGCCCCTCGAAAATCTCAAGCAGGTCGGCCGGGGTAAGCGAGAGCTGCTCGTTGACAAGATAGGTTATGTCGCCCTTCCTGTTGGTCTGGTGTCTGCCGTTGGCAAGAATCCGGGCGAGGATTTGGTGATATTTGTTGCGTGCCATTTCGGTTGGTTATTGGTGATGGTGCAAAGGTACCGCCCGGCCGCAGACACATATGTTAAAATCAAGCCCTTTAACCTGTGCAAAACGTGCAGTCGTTTTTAAAACGCGATATTACATCGTAAGTCTTGCGTATGCTCACCCCGTGCCTGCTCGCGGCCTCGGCTGCGGCATAAGACGCTTTGGCACCTTGCGCCACGAGTGTTGAATAGTCGGAATACAAGTCGATATAGCGCACATCGCTGTGGCGAACACCGGCTTTGTGCAGCCGTTCGATAATTTCTCGGTTGAATTTCAGAATCTCGAATATTGTCATGTCTACGAAATGTGTTAATTTTGCAGTGTCTCACTTATAAAAGCACCCGCAAGGGAACAAAGATACCTGCATAAGAGGCCGAAGGGCATATTGCCCCCGGCTGCCTCTTATGCAGGTATCTTGTTTTTAGAAAGTGAGACGTCTAAATAACAGGCCGGGGGCATTTTTTATGTCCCCACCCCCGAAGTTTTTTGCTGAAATTATGATGATAATGGGTTGATAAACTTTTGTGATTGAGGAAATATTTGTAATTTTGCATCAACGATTCCGTGGCTAATGACCACCGATTCGTTGCAAGCGGGGGCTGGCCATTGGTCAGCCGTCCGTCTTTTTATACAGTAGAGAAAGCGATCCATCACTATTTCTTAGCCAGACTTCTTCCACAGGAATCCCTTGGCGGATACGGTTGTGAATACTACGAAGCATGAAGCGGTCTGTAAGGTCTGGACGGTCAATTATAATACGGTCGGACTGCTTCAATCCATGATTAACCATGTTTGAAAATGCACGTTTGGGGTTGTCGGTAACAAAACCCTCGTGTTCGTACCAAAGGCCATCAATTATAAGGTCCGGGCATTTGCCGTCATAAGGAGTGCCACGCAGCGAACCATACACGCAGTCATATTCAAACTTTGCCGGACGTGTCATCTTCGGTGTCAGAACCACCCTCGCGCCATCGGCTGCAAAATGCCGGGCGACCGACAGCAACCTTTCGTAATCCCCGTCGGTGCGATCTACAAGGTGACTGATTTCGATTGTGCCTTTACCGTGCTTTATCACTTCGCCGCGCAGTTGCTCGCACTGTCTGACAAGTGCACAAGCGGCACATACCTCGTTATCCGGCACGAAAGATCTGGCGAGCTGACCGCCTTTGCCACCTTTGGCAATCGGGCATGCGGAGCAGCGGTGGATTGTGTAGGGATTGTAGTCAGGGACAGACTTTCCCTCTTTGCCGGCGTTGAACCGAAAGATACCTTTTGTGTCGCGCTGCAGGGCCTCATCTCCCAGGCGCATCGCCTCGTCGTGGGAAGTTTCAGGATACTTTGATTTGCGCACCTGAACGACAGTGCAGCGGCAATTATGAGCAATTCCTGTGGGAACTATATAGGATTCATCGCCATTGACAGAAAGATTAAATACTGTTGTTTTTGATTTGTTTGTTGTATCTTTGTATTCCACAAGAGAATAGCGAGTATGAAAAAAGGACTGTCTCAGGAAATCAAAGACAGAGTTGAAGCCATTGAGGGCTGCGGGATTGTCGATGCCGCCAAGACGATGTACCTTGTCGAGGAGCGCAGTTTCAGATGGCTGGCCCACCATTGGTGTATCAGCCAGAGAACCGTGCGCCGTATTCTCATTCACTACGGAATCCCGATCAGGCAAGGAGGCGAGGCTGTCAGGGCACAATGGCGGGACAACAGCCTGCGGCGCAGACAGGCCGCAGCCACTCTTGCTGCGACCAATCGCACGCTTGCACAAGCCGGCAAGCATGTGCGGCAGGGCAAGAACAAGTCGAACAGCCCGCTTATACGGGGTATTGCGGAGAAACTCAGAACTACCACATCGTTCCTTCGCCCTGAAACCAGGGCGAAGGCTTTGGCCAATTCTCTTGAAACTCGTAGAAAGCATCCCGAAAGGATGAGTGCCATCCACCAACCCGAGAGCGAATCCGAGACCACTGTACGCCTCTGCCTCACAGCAATGGGACTGCGGTTCGAGCAACGCAAGCTGTTTGGTGCCTATGTCGTTGATTTCTTTATCCCGATTCTCGACATCGCCATTGATTGCCGGGGGAGAAACAGATTTCCACTTTCTTTTGAGCGAAACCAGGAGATACTTGCCCAATGTAGCGGTGTTGTTTATTGCATTAATGAGTTTGCCAAGCGCGGAGATTTCACTCACTTGGATAAGTATATCGAAAGGCTCAAGCTCTCCGGCGGTTTTCCACCCACGGGCGGAAAGGAAACGGTGATTCTCGGTGCATGTGGCAAACGTCCCTTTGGTGCAGATACGGACAAGTTCCGTGTCAACCTCACGGGAGTGCACGGCAATTACTGCTCTATACTTACCGCTGCCACCGACGACTAAATCCCCCGGCTTGATATCCTTGATGAATTTCCATCCCGCTGCTGTCAGTACCGGGGTGGAACCCGGAAAGCAGTTCCAACCGTTCGGTGGATAGAACTCTTCCCAGAATGAATCAGACAGCGGCAGAGTGACACGATCGAGAGCGGCGTGTTCCGGACGGACTTTGTCATCCTTTTGGGTACGATATTGCAGATTGTATCGGTCGCCGTCGCGCATGAACTGCTCCCACCGGCCGGCCATCTCCGCCGACGCGGCCACAAAGTTATATTCCGCCCGGAGGTAGTTGGCATTATAGGTTTGGTCGATGCTTCGAACATCGTTCAAAAACCGATCGAATGGCTTTCTATTGCCGTTCTCATCAAGCAGCGAGGGGAAAGCCTCGTGCAGCTCATGGAAAGCCTTCATGCCGGAGAATATGTAGTTCGACCGGGTAAGGCGCCGGCGCATGGCCTCAGACATCTCCACCTTCTGGAAGGCGGAGTCGAGCGCCGAGGCATGAGCGCCGACAAACTCCTGCACAGCCGTGTCGGCCACAAGCCCGACACGGAACTCCGAGCCGTCCTCCTTGAAAAGCGACTTCATCATGCCGGCGAACAGCGAGGACAGGCGCCTGCGCAAATCATCGTCCGGGGCGGCAAGTTCATCTATGTCCACTCCGTCGAGCAGCGAGGCGTAGCGTCTGTGCAGCCCCTCGTAGTCAGAGGGGCCTAATCGAAAAAATCCTTTTCGGTCTTGGACTCTTCAGACTTGTCAGACTTGTCAGCCGAAGGCGGCGCCACCGGGTTGCGTCGCGTGCCGACAGGCATGTTGTATTTGTCGGCGAAATAGGAGGGGTCGACCTCGTAGCGGTCGGCAATCATCGTTTCGTAGGCCACCTGCTGCTCCGGGGTGTAGTCCACGGCATCGTTCCACTCGAAGCGCAGCCCCCTGACGGGGAATCCGTGCAGGACCATGCGCGGGATAAGCTGGTTGTTGATGATGTCGCGCAGGAAGTCGCGGTCGGACTCCACCAGATTCATGAACACCTGCAGGTGAGTCTGCGACTGGGAACGCGACGAGCCGTCCTCGATGGTCATTGTCTGGCCTATCACCAGTTTTGACAGCTCGGAGTTTGCGCGGTCTATGCGCTTGTCGTAGACATTGAAGGCGTCTCCTTTGCCGGATTCCACGAACTGTATCTCCGTTTCCATGCCGGTGACCACACCCTGGTTGGCGCCCGCGCCATAAATCATGTCCTGCAGGCGCTGGAATTCTTTTGGGTCGCGGGTTGTTGTGCGGGCGATACGCCAGGGCATGCCGAACACCTCTGCAAAGCAGTCCCAGAACGACATGGCGTGCTTCTTAGGAATGGTATGGAGTGCTGCCTTGAGCAGCAGCCCGAGGTCATCGGGGCGCCCGGCCTCGATGAGCCAGTCGCGCCAGGGCCGCTCCCGGAACTCGATGCCGGTCTCCCAGTTCGCGCCCACGCGCTGCACCACTCGGCCTTTTTCAGGAATTACATGCTTGCGGGGTATGAGTGATACGCCGGAGAAAGCCGGGTGGCCGTCGCCGTCGGTAATGACATCGCCAAGCTCGATGAGCGAGTGGCCGTACCATATGGACTCCAGGCAGAGCCGGCACAAGTCCTTGAACCAGAACTGGTCAAACAGATGCACGGCTTCCTCGTCCGCATCTCCGGATTCGTTTACAAGTT